CAGGGAGGGACCGCATCCCGGCCTAACCGGGCTCCCTCCAATGGGCAATCGAGGCCAACGGGCTTCACTGCCGCAGTCCAGATATTACATTAATGTCGTCGGGTCTGCAATTACTGAGACCTTAGGATGCCGAGTAGCCGATCGGCCTGAGCCTGCGCCGTGGTTCTTTCCATGTCAGAACCCAGGGCGGAGCAATACTTTTCCTCACGTTGAAAGTCGCCCTGTTCCGTCAGCGGGTGGCCAGCCAGCAAGACGATCCGTGCCCAAGCGCAGGCCAGCAGGGGATTGGGCTTTACGCTACCCTCGCAGCCCGTGGCCAGACATATCGAAACGTTCTGCTGGCCGTAATACTGTTTGTTCCAGTGGGGGTCGGTAGCCCACTTGAAATCGCGCCTCCAGAGACCGAGCGCATTTTCGCACGCCTTCATCTCGTTTTTTGGCACTAGACCGCACGCGGGAGCGACAAGGAAAGCTCGGTAGACTTCCCACTCCCTAGACATCCGCCGGTCTTCGCCGGCTTCCACCAGGCTTACGCACCCACAGGCGATCAACGCCGCCAGAATAGCCCTCATTCCCGTCCCCTTATCATTCAAGCCGCCTTCAAAATAGACGGCCCGCTGGCGCGCGCAAGCAGGCAGAGGGCGTCGATGTACCTGACAGCACCTTAAAACGCGCCCAAGGGCTTCAAATCGGCTTCAAATTCGAAGGCAGGATTGATCGGAGGGGCGGGTCCGGCGTAGATAGGGAAGCGAAGCGGTAACGCTCGTCCTTGGCGGGCCATGGCTGACAGTTGTCAGCCCCAACGCCTCATGCGGCTCTGGCAAAGATTGCCGCATGCTTACAAAAACCGCAAGCCACCTTCTGATCTCCTGCTTCGACGCCGCCTCTACGGCGATCGCCGACGCCATGACGAGTGTCGTGACGATTGACGTCTATGCCGCCGCCGACCAGGCAACGGCCGAGGCAAAGACCGCGCCGGAATGGATCAAGCTTGCGCCGCGCGGCAAGTTCACGGCGCGCGACGGCCGTTCTTTCGATGCCGATCCCGAGGTTCTCGTCCAGCGCTTCGACGCGGATGGTGTCGCCGTCCCGGTCGATGTCGACCATGCCACCGTCAAGAAGGCGATGTTTGGCGATGTCGCCCCGGCCGTTGGCTGGATCGAGAAGCTGGAGGCGCGCGCCGATGGTCTTTACGGCCAGGTCGCCTGGCTCGACGAAGGCGTGCGCGTGCTCGCCGCCCGCACCCACCGTTACGTTTCGCCCGCGTTGAAAGCCGACGATTTCGGCAAGGCGATCTGGCTGCACTCGGCCGGCCTCGTCGCAGCGCCCGCCATCTCCATGCCCGCCGTGGCATCTGCCCAACCCAAAACGGAGCCTACAATGCTGAAAGCCATCGCCGCCGCGCTCGGCCTTACCGAAGACGCCGCTGAAGCATCCTGCCTGTCGGCCATCACCACCCTTCGCGGCCGCATCGATCCGGCCGTGCATCAGCAGACGCTCGACACGCTGTCCGCCGTGCAGACCGAACTGGACGGCATCAAGAAGGCCGACCGAAAGAAGACGGTCGATGCGCTGCTCGAAGGCGCGTTGACCGCGAAGAAGATCAGCCCCGCCCAGCGCGAGAGCTACGAGGCTCTCTGCGCGACCGATGACGGCCTCGCCCAGGTGACGAAGCTGATCGAGACGCTCGGCGCCGGCCTTGCGCCGACCGCGCTCGACACCAAGCGCGCGCCCGGTGACGTCTCCACCCTCTCGGCCGAAGACCGCGACGTCATGAAGATGCTCGGCCAGACCGAGGAAGAATTCCGCAAGGCGAACAATCTCACCGCCGCCTGATCCAGTCCAAACCCGGAGACCATCCACATGACGGCAATGTCCCAGGCCCGCTCGCTGATCGAGATCGAGGGCGTCTTCAGCGAAGCCCCGATGAAGGGCGCGACCACCATCCTCCAGGGCGCGATCGTCGTCAGCGAAAGCGGTCTGGCTGTTCCCGGCAAGACCGCTGCCAGCCTGACGGTTCTCGGCGTTGCCCGCGAAACCGTCGTGAACGCTGGCGCCGACAGCGCGAAGAACATCCCGTTCAAGCGGGGCATCTTCAAGTTCTTCAACCTCGGCGCCGACCCGGTCGTTGCCGGCGATGTCAGCAAGGATTGCTACCTGGTCGATGACCAGACCGTCGGGAAGACCTCCAATTCCAGCGCCCGTTCCGTCGCGGGCAAGGTCATGGCCGTCGAGAGCGACGGCGTGTTCGTCCGCGTCGGTTACTGACGCCGCTTTCAACCTACAAGGATCGTTTTAATGAGCCGCGTCATTACTCCCGCTCTCCTCCAAAGCCTTAACAAGGGCTTCAACACCACCTTCCAGAAGGGTTTTTCCGGATACACGTCGATGATGGCCTCGGTCGCCACCGTCGTGAACTCCAATTCTTCGGAAGAAACTTACGGCTGGCTCGGCGATGTGCCCAAGCTGCGCGAATGGATCGGCGATCGTCAGCTGAAAAGCCTCGAAAGCAAGGGCTACTCGATCAAGAACCGCAAGTTCGAAGGTACGATCGGCGTTTCCCGCGACGACATCGAGGATGACAAGCTCGGTCTCTACGGCCCGCGCATCGAGATGCTCGGCTTCTCGGCCGCGCAGCATCCCGACGAAATCATTTTCGAGCTGATCAACGCGGCAACCACCACGCTCTGCTTCGATGGCCAGTTCTTCTTCGACACCGATCATCCTGTCGGCAAACCCGGCGCGGTCGCCAGCGTCTCCAACTACCAGTCCGGCGGTGGCGAGATGTGGATACTGGCCGACCTGTCGCGCCCGCTGAAGCCCTTCATCTTCCAGAAGCGCCGCGACTATGCCTTCACCAGCAAGGAAGACGCCAAGTCCTCGGACATGGTGTTCATGCGCGACGAGTATGTCTATGGCGTCGATGCCCGCGTTTCGGCCGGCTTCGGCTTCTGGCAGATGGCGTTCGGCTCCAAGGCCACGCTGGACGCGACGAACCTTCGCGCCGCCTACAACGCCATGCGCGACTACACGGACGACGAGGGCCGCAAGCTCGGCATCAAACCGACGCACCTGATCGTCGGCAACGGCAACTACTTCGCCGCCCGCGACATCCTCATGTCCGAGGAAATCGGCGGCGCCACCAACACCAACCGCAATCTGGTTCAGATCATCGAAGCACCGCTGCTGAACTAGCGCCTGGCGGCGGCTCCGATCGGCGCCGACGTTTCGTCCATCAACTTCAAGGGTCCAACGATGAAGTCTTTCTCCCTCGTCTACTCGACTGCCCGCCTCGTGATGATCGCTTGCAGCTTCGCGCTCTGGCCGGTCGTGGCGCTGGCCTCCACCATCGAGCCGGCCGTCATGTACGCCCTGCGCCTGGCGCCGGTCGATCTTCATGCCCTCTGGCAGGCCATCCGCATGCTGCCGGTGAACGCTTTCCGCGTCCTTGGCATCCTCAAGCCCGTCTACCGCGACAGCTACGCCACCAACGGCCACAGTCTCGGCATCGCGGATATCCTCCTCCCATCCGCCGGCGGTTCTTCAAAAGCCGCATCGTCGATGCCGCTTTTCGAGAACCGCTCAGGAGACCAGCAATGGCCAAGGCAACCACCTCCACGAAAACCGCCGCCGACGACAAGCCGACCAACACCGCTGCGGACGCCGCCGCTCCGTCCGGCATGATGCTTGCGGAGCACATTGTTATCGTCAGCGCGCCGGCCGGGCCGCGTCGTCGCGCAGGCTTCGGTTTCGGCCCCGTGCCTATCGAGTTGCGCTGGGACGAACTCGGCGCCACCGACGATGATCGCGAAGCGGCGCTCAATGCGATCCGCACGGACCCCATGCTGAAGCTGGACGGTCGTTTCGAAGAACGCCCGGTCGACGACTGAGGAATACCCCTGGGGAGGTCTGGTCCGGCTCGCGAGGCCGTCAGCACCCATTGACCCGGCCGGCCGCCGGATAGGGAACGTCGAGAACGTAGGGGCTAAGCCCGCCTCCCACACCATTTTGCACGCGAGGGGACCATGACTGTTTACGCCACCATTGCCGATCTCGAAGCACGCCACCGCGATCAGCTCACGCTGATTGCGGCCGACGAGCAGACGGGCGAGCGCGATGATGTGCGTATCGAGGCCGGGCTTGCGGATGCCTCCACCGAGATCCGCGCCATCCTCGCCGCCCGCTACTCCTCCGCCGACCTTGCCGCCCTCGATGAGGACAGCACGTCCGTGCTGCGCATGTACTGCATGGATATCGCCTTCTACCGGATCGCGCTTGCCTTCACCCGTCTCACCGACGAGATCCGCGAGCGCGCCGACAAGGCCATCAAGCGCCTGGAGAGCATCGCCGCCGGCAAGGGCGCGCTCACAACGATCGGTGGCGGCGCCGGCAGTGGCGATGGCGACGGCGCCGACGTCGGCCAGAACGAAGTGATCGTCGAGGCTCCCACCCGCGTCTTCACCCGCGAACGCCTGGGGCGCATCTGATGAGCGGCATCTCGATCGAGATCGATGTCAGCGACTTCAAGGGCATCTTCCGCCGCCTGGAGCCGATCCTCAATTTCGAGCCGGCCGAGCTGATGACCACGCTCGGCGCGCTCGGCGAAAGCCAGACCCGGCGCCGGATCGCTGAAGAGAAGACCGCGCCGGACGGCACGCCCTGGAAAGAGAACCACGAAGGCACGTCCATCCTCATGAAGACCGGCCAGCACCTCCTGGCCTCGGTCGCCTGGACCGCGTCGGCAACGGAAGCCGAGTGGGGCGCGGCCTGGGAATATGCGCACGTCCACCAGGACGGAATGGTCATCATCCCGAAGAACGCCGCGCAGCTCGCCTTCACCATCGGCGGCGTTCCTGTCTTCGCGAAGTCCGTCACTATCCCGGCCCGTCCGTTCGTCGGCCTCTCCGCCGACAACATCGCCGAGATCCTCGACGTCGTCACCGACCATTTCGGGGCGCTGCAATGAACCCGGTTTCGCTCGAACAGCTGCTTGCCGTCGATCCCGTCGCCTCGCTCCAGGCGGCGATCGTCGGCGCCATAAAGACGCTTCTGACCGGTGTGTCCGTCGTCAAGCATCCCGGCAAGGTCGATATTTCCGAGCTGGTTGCAAAGACCATTGTGAAGGCGCCGGGCGTCGGCGTTGGCTTTTCACGCATCCGCCCGTCGCGGATGGCGGACGGGTCGCACGGCCTGGCTGTCGAATGGGTCGCCTACATCGTCGCGGAAGCCAAGGTTATCGGCGTGCGGCGCGTCGAAAAGGAAGAGGTCGGCATCGCGATCGGCGCTCGCTTACTGGAAATCCTTGCCGACAACGATGCGTCGTTCTGGGGCAGAACGGGTCTCATGCCCGTTTCGGATACCCCGATGCCCGAGATGAAGCCGCTCTTCACGGTCAAGGACGTCGCCCAGGGCACGGCCTACTACACCGTGAGCTGGACACAGATCATTGCGGATGTCGGCAGCACCTACTTCCCGCAGCACACCGGGGCGGTCGATGCCGAGACCGGGACCATCCAGTACGAAGATCCCGAGTGGCTGGAGGCCGTCGCGCCGTTCATCGCGGGAAGGAAGCTCGACGATGCGTAGCCTCGCTGCACTCGAAAACCGCCGCATGAAGAACGCCCTGGACGCGGCCGAGCGGCGCATCGCACTCGTGCACCTGCCCGGCAAGGTCGCAGAGAAAGACCCGGAAAAGCGGTTGCTGCGCCTGAAGATCGGCGAGACCAGCGATGGCCAGCCGGTGCTTGGACCATGGGCGCGCTGGCAGGAAGCCGGCGCCGGTGGCCTCAAGATCCACTCCGAGCCGGACATCAACGAGCAGATGATCCTGACCAGCTTCTCCGGCACGGTCGGCGGTGCCTCGATCGCCATGCCCGCAACCTACGACCAGGACCATGACGCCCCCTCGAAATCGTCCGACACGGCGGTGCTGGAACGGGGCGGCGGGCGCATCGAAGTTGGACCGAATGGCGTCAGGGTCATCGGCAACTTCCACGCCGAGGGCGGCACTTTCACCCACAACGACAAGAACGTTGGCTCCGAACACGGCCACGTCTCCGCTCCACCCGGCGTCCCCGGCCCACCCGTTTGAAAGGAACCTCCATGGCGAAGCACCCGAAGACCGAACCGGAAAACACACCCGCGTTCGAACCGCAGAAGACCAAAGACGGTCGCACCGTCTACGAGATCACGGACAAGGCGCCGCCCTACATGGCCGGCCGTCGCCTGAACGGCGCGACCGAGATCGCGCTAACCGACGAGGAGGCGCGTGCCGAGCTGCTCGCGCTCCACATCCGGCCGAAGGGCATGCCGGCAAGGCAGCTCCCCGTGAAGGAAGCCGATGATACGGCTTCTGAAGCGAGCGGCGAAGCCGCTTCCAGCGACGTTTGAAGAGGGTTTGAAGATGGCCGGAGCGATCCGCTACAGGATGGGCATTGACGCGGTGACCGGGGAACCGATCAGCGGCGTGCGCCATCTTGTGCAGTCGCTCGGCAAGATATGGACGACGCGCCTCGACAGCCTGCCGATGCTGCTGGACTTCGGCAACAACCTTCGCGGCCTGCTTTCCGAAGACATCGAGCCCGCGCTGTCCCTCGCCATATATAATGAGATGGTGTTGAGCGCCGCCCGGTGGGAACCGGAATACGAGCTGACCGAACTCCAGCTCGTGCTGCTGAAGGAAACCGGCACACTCGGTCTTCGCCATGGTGGTCTCTACTATCCCGAGGGCCGGCTCGGGAACTATGAGTACGCCGTGCCGCTGTCATTGCCCGCCGCCGCCCTCGTTGGAGGTGCCGCCGCATGAGCATCGTTGCCGAGCTGCTCGACATTTCCCGCCTGCCGTCGCCCGAGGCGCTGCTCACGCTGTCGTTCAAGACCAGCTTCGAGGAGGCCAAGGCCCGCCTGGTTGAGGTGTTCACCGCCAACAACGTGCCGTTCAATGTGGAGAAGCAGGAGACCGACAGCGGCGTCCTGATCCTGCGCGTCAACAATTGGCGCGAGCTGCTCACCGTGGCGGCGATCAATCGCGTCTATCGCCAGACCCTGATTGCGCATGCGACCGGCTCTTCCCTCGACCATATCGCGGCCACGCTGCATTTCCTGCGGCGCCTGGACGGCGAACTGGACGATCGCTTCCGCGCGCGCATCCAGCTCGAAGCCGAAAACAAGTCCGGTGGCCGGCTCGCCGGTTACAAGGCCGACTGCCTGGCGGCGTCGATCGACGTCACCAATGTCGGCGCCTGGTTCGATGCAACCGACCCGCTTCGTCCGACCCTGCGCCTGGCGCTCATGGGACCGATCGACGGAGAGTGGACGGAAGCGGCGGCGAACGATCCTTCCACCCTGATCCTTCAGTGGAACGGCGCCACCGGTGCGGCCAGCTCGGCGCTCGTCGGCATCGTCCAAACCTATATCGATCGCGAAGACATCAAACAGGCCACGGACATCGTCGAGGTGTCGGCCATCTCCCTGCGTGAGGCGATCATCGACGTCACGCTCCATCACCTGCGCGGGCCGGACCCGGCGCTATTGCGCCGAAGTGCTGCCGACGCCCTGGTCAAGATGCGGGAAAGCCGGCGCCAGCCAGGCCGCGACCTGCCGAGCGAGGCGATCATTGCTGCAGCATCCGTTGGCGGCGTCGAGCGCGCCGTGCCGGAAAGCCCCGAAGGCGGCATGACAGCGGCGAAGGGTGAGCTGATCCACGCCACCACCATCATCGTGAGGAGCGCCTATACCGATGGCTAGTCTCCTCGCGAACTCCGTCACCACCACACCGCGCGAACTGGCGGTCGAAGGCGTCATGGCCGAGCGTTGGGCCGGCCTCGATGTCGACGTGATCCGGCGCGCGCAAGATGCGTGGGATTGCCCTGCGCACCTCCTGCCGCAGCTCGCTGCCGATCGCGGCGTCGATCTCTGGTACGACGACTGGCCCGAAGACTGGAAGCGCCGCGCGATCGCCGAGATGCCCCGGCTGAAGAAGCTCAAGGGCAAGGTGACCGGCATTCGCGGATATCTCGCGCTGCTCAACATTC